CCAAATGCAAATACAGTTACAAGCGTTAACTGCTTTGATAGTGTGGTGCAGATAATTCCAACCGGCACTACAGGCTCTACCATTCAAGTCGGTGTTGCTTCTGTTGGGTATTTTCCAATGATTCTATTAAATACCGCTAAGACCAATACTTCTTCTATAAGCTATGCTTTAAATATCGTAGCAGCAACGGCTAATCCTGCTACTTATCAGGTATTTTTATCGCTAAAGAATAATTTAGGTTTAGGGAAATACGATGATTTAACGTCTGCCGCTAATGGTAATTTTGCAGCTCCGGCCGCTGCTGCTACGGCATCTGCATTAATACAGTATAATTCTTTAGCTTCCAATTTACTCATTAAAATTAGCCTTAATAATAATGGCTCGGTTCTTAAAACTCAATTCCTACAATTGTAAGTAAAGAGGAAAGTAAAATGCCGGCAACTAGTGGAAGTTATAGTTTTAATAGCATAAAAGGAGAGCTGATTATCAGAAAGGCTTATGAGTTAATCGGTATGCCTCTGAGCATGGTAACTGCCGAGCAATATAATTCAGCACTTAATATTATCAATTTTATTTTAAGCGATTGGACTAACTCCAATGTTAACTTATGGACACTAAAGTTAAATCCTGTTTTTTTAACTCCGGGGCAAGCATCCTACCCTTTGCCAAGCAATATTACTAAAATATTTCAGGTATTTTTAAGAAGTAACGTAAGACAGAATTTTGGTGGAGTGCCGAATAACGGAGGCTATGGAGGAGTAGCGGCTTATGCGTTTGATGGTAATCCTAATACTGCTTGTACTCAAGACCAGGTAGACGGCTTGATAGGTTATGCTTATTCTACTCCTCAAGTGATCAAAATTCTAGGTGTGCAATCAAATGTAGATAGGGAGTATAGCTTAACATTTTCCGGCCAAAGCTCAGATTCTCAGACGACTTATTATGTTAAGGCTATCCCTAAAACCTTATATCAAAAAGGTATTACGCAGTGGTTTTTGCTGGAAGATAATTTAGCTTTGTGTCCCTATTATCAGATACAAGAAACAGAAGGAGCTATCCTTGATATCTCAGAAGTATATTTTAACAACCAGTTACAGGATACTACCATGAGCGAGGTATCCAGATATGAATATCTATCGTATCCAAATAAATCGCAAATCGGTAGACCTACCATTTACTACGTTGATTACCAGCGGACTCCATCTCTCTATATATGGCAGACTCCCGCTCTCATGTATAATTTAATAATGTATAGCGGTCAAAGCAGTATAGAAACTCTAGAGAATTACACGCAAGGCATTGATATTCCGGCATATTTTTATACTCCTCTAATATATGGGGTAGCAAGCATGCTAGCAGCACAATACGCCCCTGAAAAAGAAGAAGGTTTAAAAATGAGGTATCAGGAAACGCTGAGTCCGGCAGTAATTAATAATACGACGGAAGTGCCTCTTAAACTGGAGGTATATAGTGACTAGCTTAAAAGTTATCCCTGTAAATACACAAATGGGAGATTACGTTAGAAAGGACGTAATTGAACCTATTGGAACTTGTGATTATTCAGGGTTTCCTTTTAGCAGGTCTGATCTAGTTAAGCAATATGAATGGAGGGGTAATCAGTTAGTCTGGACAGGAGCAATAGTAGGACGTCCTTTTGTAGATGAACCAAACGAGCAGAATCGGCCACCGCAAATAAAAGGTGATCCAAAAGCCGTGCAAAATCCTCGCCCGTTTGGCATTGAAACACCACAAGGCCCTGATGCAACTGGTAATAGTTCTCCTGCTATTTTAGAAAATATCAACTTTACAAGTGATGATATACCCCCTGTTTTACCTGATTTTGCCGGTCAGAGTGTTAGCAATATAGACGAGAGAGAGCGTTTAGAATCATTGCACCAAATTAAGTTTTAAAGTAATGGCTAATAATTTTAATCCGGGGTTTGATAGAGAAAAGGCAGCTTTCCTAGCACTGGCTAATAGAGGTGAAGGACTTACTCCAATTAACTATTTATATGCAAAAGAAGCTAGTTTTGAAAGTATTTTGTCTCCTATTATTACCGGCGGTACTGCTGAGCTTTTTACAATATATGCAAACGGCATTAACTCTACCAATATCACTAATACTGAAGATATTATTACTAATAGGCTAAAGTGGAGTAATCCTTCTAATGATTATTATGTCGGTTTTATTGCCGGTAATTTAACCGGGAACACCATCTGGAGATTACCGCTGCAGGATGGAACTGACGGGCAGGTATTGGCAACAAACGGCACCGGTATTTTATCGTTTATAGATGCCGGCGGAGGATCAGCACCAAAGGATGCGACATATATCTTGCAGCAACCAAATTCTAACCTTCCAAACGCTCAAGCCTTAAATCAACTAAATAACGGCTTAATGAAAAACAAAGACGGTATTATACAAATTGCCGTCCCCGGAGAAGATTATTTAAGTACTACCTTACCTTCAGGTCAATTATTCATAGGTAACAGCTCAAATATTGCAACACCGCAGCAAACCATTACCATTGATAACCTACCAAACTTAGGAACTACAAGTATTAATGTACCTAATCCTCTTGATCCGACTAACCCGATTGTTATTTCAGGAGGTAAAATCTGGCATGGCACAGATAGCAATAGACCGGAAGAATCTGATGCCTTGTTAGTCGTAGAAGGAGATATTGCCCTAATTAACTTCAGGTTTTTTAGCGCTAATTTTATTCTCGGAAAAGGTAATACAGTACTGCAAACATTAATGCCCGGCTCACAATTTCTCTCAAATTTACCAGCAGGCTCTTGGATGCAGACGAGCGCCGCAGGAACAGGAGCGATTGTTGCTGCTACTATCCTAGAAAATCAACTATTAATGGGAGGTTTAAATAACGTCCCGGAAGCACGGCAAACTATAGATATTGCAAACCTACCATCTTTAACCGATGGGAGAGTCTGGCAAGGGGACGCTGCGAACAGACCGGTAGAAGTTCAGTTAAACCTTGCTCCAACCGATGCTACTTACATCATAAAAACTCCGAGTGTCAACTTGCCTGAAGCACAGGTATTAGAGGAACTCGGGATAGGAATGGCCAAGATTGTTGCCGGTGGTGCTTTTGCTATTGCAATTGCCGGTGAGGATTATGCAACTATCCAGCAATTAGAAGAAATAGAGCAGCAATGTCAGCTATACGCAGAAGAGGCCGCAGCTTCTGCAGAGGAAGCCGCTGCATCAGCATTAGAAGCTAGCGCCTCAGCGGCAGAGGCAACGGCAGCAACAGCAGAGGCAACGGCGGCGGCGGTAGAGGCAACGGCAGCGGCGGTAGAAGCCACAGCGGCGGCGGCGGAAGCTACGGCAGCAGCAGTAGAAGCTAGCGCCTCAGCAGCAGAGGCCACAGGAGCAGCCGTTGTAGCTACTGCTGCTGCTCTTGCTGCTGGACTCTCAGCAGGTAGTGCTTCAAGTTCTGCTTCTGATGCTCAGCAGTCAGCAAATAGTGCTTCAAGTTCTGCCAGTTCGGCCTCTTCCTCTGCCCAAGCAGCGTCAGGTTCAGCAGGCAGCGCGGCAAACAGCGCCAATGAAGCCCAAACTTACTTAAATACTCTTTTAAATACCGGATTGACATTACAGGGGGATATAAGCGGCAACGGATTATTAAGTACGCCGATTGTAACGTTTTTTAAACCTAATCCGGTATTTACCGGTAACGGCTCAATGACTATGCCTGCAGGCAATAGCTCTCAAAGACCTACTAACCTAATTCCCGGAATGATCAGGTTTAACACTTCGCTTTGATTTTATGATAAAATTTATTAAGAAAGATAAGAGATAAAACATGAGTGACAACTTAAACAATAATAACCTAAAAGCACCATTCCCGACATCTACCGGAAAACCGGAAATTACCGATGGAACAAACTGGTTTACTTTAGCTACTGAAGATTGGGTATTAAATAATATTGCTACGATACCTGCTTGTTTAGTGGCAACTGTTGTTAATTTAACAACTATTTACGTCAACGGTTTAAGCGGTGTTGGAGCTACCTTGACTAATTCGGGGGCCCAAATACCACTGGTTATCGATGGAGTTACTTTAGCCTTAGGTGATAGAGTTTTAGTTAAAGATCAAACAACTGCCTTGCAAAACGGAATATATACAGTCACTAACATAGGTGGCACTGCTGTAAACTGGGTATTAACAAGAGCT